TTTTAAAAAAATGGATAGCAGAAATAAATCTAGCTCCTTTGAAAAGTTATAAATTTAGAATTGTAAAAGTAAAAGAAGCAGATCCTTCTTTGTCTCAAAGAGAAATAGCTAGAATAATTGGCTGTAGCGTCGGAAGTGTTAACAAAGCGTTAAAAAAATAAACATAAACTATATTTATTAATATCTTTACAAAATGAAAGATATAGCACAACACGGAATCACAGCAACAAAGCATAAATGCAAAATAGAAGTTTTAAGGCACTTTCTTTTATGTTTCGATACTTATGACGTTAAAGCGCTTTCAATTGATTTAAACATGCCAGTTTTGTCTCTAATTAATGAAATTGACAGTATTAAAGGTTGGGAATACATGACGGTCACGACAAAAGCATTATATTTGAAAGCAAAAGGTTTTGAAAACGAGGAAATTAATTTAACATTAAATAATGGCAAAAAACGGAAACATACACCCAACAAGGGTATTTAGAACTCCAGACGAATTGGAAAGGGCTTTTGAACTGTATAAAGAAGATTTAATAGTTCAAGCAGGTAGCTGGCAAAAAGTCCAGTATGTAGGCAAAGAAGGTCAGAGAATGAGCGACGATCTAAAGTTGCCATACACCATGGATGGGTTTGAAGTATTTTGTTATAAAAATTATGGAACAGTTGAGGATTATTTCAAAAACAAAGATGGTTATTACGCCGACTTCTCCCCTATCTGTTCGCAGATAAAAAAAGAAATCAGGTCCAATCAGATTACTGGAGGAATGACAGGAGTGTTTAACACTAGCATTACGCAAAGATTAAATAGTCTAGTCGAGAAAATTGAAGATGTTACACCTGCAGCACCTAAAAAAATAATTGTAAAAATAAAACGAGATGAAAATACTAATTCTTAAAAAATCAATCTTACTTATTAGAATTAATCCGGAAGATGACTGCTGCAGATGTTTGTTTATTTTTTCAATTAGTTGGAATGCTTTTAAATTTGATGTATTGAATTTTGATTTTAAAGCCTTTACAATGAAACAAATTAAAGAATTTTACGTAAATTTGTCAGATGACTGGAATCGAAAGTATAGAATTTGAAGACGGGATATTTAATGAGTTGTATCACGAAATAGATGGAGCGTTTTCTAACGAGAAGATACGCTTCATATTTATTTATGGCGGTTCATCCTCTTCAAAAACATTCTCTTACGTTCAGAAGTCAATTGTTTACATGATGGAGGGCGTAGATAATAATAGCTTAATATTTAGAAAGTTTTCAGTTGACATTGAACAGTCAGTATTCCAAGATTTCAAAACAATAATTAACGATTGGGGTCTTAACGAATATTTTAAAATACAAAAGCACTACATTGAATGTCTTTTAACAGGCTCTTACGTTAGATTTAAGGGACTAGATGATAGCGAGAAGATTAAAGGATTGTCGGGGATAAAAAAAATATGTTTGGAAGAACTATCGCAGTTTGACATGATAGACTTTAAGCAGGTAAAGAAACGTTTAAGAGGGTTAGTTGGGCAACAGATAATTGGAATATTTAATCCAGTGTCTGAACTGTCATTTATTAAAACACAAATATTTGACAATGAAATTTTTACAGATATTGAAAGTAAAATACAATCTAAGCAAATTAACGATAAAGGAGATACAATTGTATTACGGACTTGTTATCTTGACAATATTTGGATTGTTGGTAACGGTAAAGGTGGTGGGTTTATTGACGTCCATGTTATAGCAGATTTTGAGCGCGATAAAATAAATGATATAAACTATTACAACATTTATGCGTTAGGCAACTGGGGTAAACTCAGAACAGGTGGAGAGTTCCTAAAACAATTTAAAAGCGATAAGCACGTAGGAACATACCCTTATGATCCCGCACTACCAATACACATATCTTTTGATGAGAATGTACTACCTTACTTGACCTGCAACGTATTTCAGCTATCAAATAATGTTTTAAGACAGATAGATGAGATAATGTTGAAAGATCCTTTAAACACACTTAAAGACACGTGCGAAGAGTTTATAAAAAGATACGGATCAAACAGACAAGGGCTTTTTATTTATGGAGATGCAACCAGCCGCAAACAAGATACTAAGATTCAAAAAGGACAGAACTTTTATTTATTGATTAAAGGATATTTGAAAGCAATGCGTCCAGACTTTAGAATACCTCGCGCTAATCCATCTGTCATCATGTCCAGGAACTTTACTAATGAATTGTTATCCGGAGAGGTTGAGGGTATTACAATTGCTTTTGATTCTAGGTGTCGAAATTCAATTAATGATTATCAATATTGTACAGAGAATGAAGAAGGTAAAGTTAATAAGAAAGTAATCAAAGACAAACTTACCGGTCAAAGCTATCAGGAATTTGGACACGCCTGTGATACGTTGAGGTACATATTAGTTTCTATGTTTGGTGACAAGTATAAGAAATACATGAAAGGTTAAAATAATGTTAAAGTTTTGTTTTTTGGTTAAATAACTCAATTGCTTATGTATCTTTACAGCAGCAATAAAGCGAAACACTAAAAATAGAAATTATGACAACTCAAGACTACAACAACAAAACAATCGAATTAAACTCAAAATTCCCAAACTTAAAAGCATCAGTTACAAAGTCTTGGAACGGGGCAGATCAAATAACAGTTTGCTCTTCCGATAAAGCTAAAACATTAAGAGAAATGTTTAAATGTTTTAATTTTAATTTCTAAAAAATGACTAAAGAAAACCAAGAAAAAAACAGATCACGGCACATAGAAAATGCCGTGAATAATTGGAACAATAAACTTAATAATATTTATATGTGGTGGGAAGAAAAAAAGTACAGTAAAGAATTTTGCTTAAAACAGATTGAATTTTTTAAAAACATAAAATAATGAGTTTGACATTAAGAGAAAAACAAGCGTTAAGTAGAATCAAAACGTAATAATACAAATAAAAATATCATGAAAAACAAAAACTTTATTTTAGCAACGATTATATTAGGTGTGTTTTACCTTCCGATTATGTGGGTAGTATTAGAATCTATCTTATTTATTTTACGTTTAATTTTTAATTTATAACTTATGAACTTACTAGAAAAAATATACGACATAGTATCAAATTATTTATTTGCATCCGTAAACTGCAACCCTAAAGGATAATCTATGATTCTAGGCATAACATTAAATCGATTCGCAAAAATAAGATCTAAAGGGGAGAATGTAAAGTGTAATTTATTGACTAAGATACTACTGGAGAAAAAACCTGCAAAGAAATTTAAGTGCAATCAAATACAAGATCTTACATTAGATCAATTGGTTAATGCAGAAATGTACCTTGAAGATGAAGATTATACTAAATTTTGTGCTATATTTGTAATGCAAAAATGGTGGCAAACTATTTACATTCACAACCTGTCATTCATAATTATGGAGTTTCTTTGTCAGCAAAGAATGCATTATGAGTTATATGATTTTATTTTTGACCCCCCGCAATACGGTGAAGATGCAAAAGAAACGACGGGGTCAGAATTAAAAAGGGAATTTGTAGAACGGTTTGGAAACTATGTTGTATTAATGGATGTCATCTGTAAAGGAGATATGACAAAGTACAAGGCAGTAGAGCAATGGAAGGTAAGTGAGTTCTTTTTTTGGACAAACTATTTAACAGGTCAAAGAATAATTGAAGGAGTAAAATAAAAAAATAATGGCAAATCAACTATCACAATTATTAACATTCATCATTGATGTCTACGATGCAATACCGCTTGTTAATACTATCTGTTTCAAAGATGACGATGTAGTTGACGTGGAAAAAGAGAATGTTTACCCGCTTGTATCTATACAGTTGTTATCTGGACCAGCTCCAGATTGGTACAATAGGCAGTACATAATTGCGTTTGAAGTGCTAAACCAACGAGACGACACAAAAACTTCAACAGGATCTAAGCTGTTAGCTGACACAAACTACATTGACAACGTCGGTATTACCGATAGCATAGCAAATAATTTTTTAATGGAAGTTTTAAAAGATCATAATGATCTTGACATACAAATTGTTGACGGTAGCATCTCAACATTTGATCCAGTACGAAAAGACGAACGAAATGCCCTTGACGGTGTTAAGTTCTCCGCCACGTTTATGATGCATCAAAATGGAATATAGTGTAGGGCAGATCAGGCAGTATATCAGAGAAGTAATAAGAGCGTCAAAGAATACTGCTCGCGTTGATTCTGGATTGTTAAAAGATACAATGCGCGGGGCATACATCGGAAAAAGTAAATCAATTGAATTTCGTCAATTATTTTATGGAGCCTACGGAACCAACAGCAAGTTAATTGCTAACGCTGAAAAAATAATACCTAAGGATTTACCATGGAAGGTAATTTTTGAAGATGAAGATGGTAGGGAAACTACAGTAAAAGGCAAGACGAGAACGGGCAGGGAGATAAGAAGGTCTGCAATATCTCAGGCAAATGTAGGTACTGACAAGATTAAGCAATTATTAAAATCTTTAACGATAGCAAATGGCAGCAAGAAAGACGATGCAGCAGAAGGAAGTGGAAGCACTAACGAAGAATAGTTTACTTGAATTAGGCGACGTTATTAAAGTCACAATTCGACGCAACTCAAAAGTTAGTAAGATTCAAAAAGATCACTTACGAGATAGTGTTGGCC